CGGAGACTGGAACTGGATGAAAGATGTAGATTTATGTGGCGCTTCTTATATAGGAGCAGATATAGTAGACCCATTGATAGGATTAAACAAAGCAAATTATCCGCATACCGATTTTAGGGTGCTGGATTTAATCAATGACCCATTACCAAAGGTAGATTTAATATTCACCAGAGATTGCTTGGGACACCTAAGTAATGATAATGTATCAAAGGCTATAAGAAACTGTCAGGAGAGTGGCTCAAAATACCTCCTAGCCACATCCTTTACTAAATGGGATATGAACCCTGATGTAGAGAATGGTGGCTGGAAATGCATTAATCTAATGATACCTCCATTTCAGCTAAATCCAATTTATCTAATAAATGAAGATTGTCAGGAAGGATACCCGCATTATAACGATAAGTGTATGATTTTATTCCAATTGAACCCTTAATCACAAAACCAAACAAAAGTGTTAAATGGATATGATAAAGACCGTAATTGATTTATTGAACTTAGGAGAATTTTATGGAGTAAACGAAGATATTGATATTGCCAAAGGTAAATACAAATATCCTCAATCCATAAGCGAAGGAAAATTGTTACTAAAAAGAATCTGGAAAAGTAAAAAATAATGGCTGATAATACAACCACATACACCGCAATTATTGATACCCAAGTAAAGGGTGCGGAAGAAGTAGGAGACTTAGGTGATAAGGCCGAAGAAACCGCAGGAGCCTTTGTCAAACTACAATTACAAATTCGTAAAACACAAAAGGATTTGCAGGAAGCTGCAGCTGCAGGTGATAAAGTAAAGTTCAATAAGTTAAGAGCACAATTGGATGATTTGGAAGATGGATTAGAAAAAGTTCAATTCCAATCAAAACAATTTGAAGACCAACTATCTGCGTTACCAGGTCCTGCAGGTCAGGCCGGTGGAGCAATTAAAGGTATTGGTGATGCATTCAAAATGATGTTAGCTAATCCAGTTGTAGCTGTTATTGCTGCAATTGCAGGAGCATTAATCTTAATGAAGAAATCATTAGAATCTACTGCAGAAGGTCAGAAAACTCTTAATAGATTATCGCAAGGATTCTCATCAATATTAGGTCCTATATTAGCAATAGTTGAAAAGGTAGCAGTACCTTTGTTTAATGGATTTGCAGCTGTATTAGAAAAAACAGGTCAAGCATTTGCATGGTTTGCTGAAAAGCTTGGTATATCTTCTGCTAAAATTAAAGAAGCAACTCTATCAGTAGATGAGGTTCAACAAAAAACAAATGAAGCTGAGAAGAAAAGACAAGAAGAACTAACTAAAAAGCAAGACGAACAAGCTAAGAAAAGAGCAGAGAATGCAGCTAAAGCAGCTGAGAAAAGAAAGAAGCAAGAAGAAGAAGCAGCTAAGAATTTAGCAGATGCAAATAAAGTATTAACTGAAGCTTATGTATCTACATTAGAACAAAGAGACCAGGACATATACAATGCTGGATTAAAACAAAACGAAAGATTAGTAGCATTAGAAAAAGCTGGTATTAAAGATAAATCTTCAGTAATAGAGCAAGGTAGATTAGAAGTAGCCGCAATTAATAAGAAGTACGATGATGAGGAGGTTAAGAAGAAAGAAGAAGCAGCTAAAGAAAAAGCTGAGAAAGATAAAGAAGCAGCTGAGAAAGAAAAGGAAAAAGTAAATAAGAAAAGAGAAGATGATTTATTAGGTGTTGATGCTCAATTAGAGTTTGATGCTATGACATTTGACCAAAGGAGAGCATTAATAAATGAGAAAGAACAAATCCTTTTAAGTGAAAAAGATTTAACTGAAAATCAAAAAACAGCAATTGCTAAAGCAGCATCAGACCAAAGAAAGCAAATTGATATGGCTGAGTTGGATGCTAAAGCTGAATTACAAAATGCACAATTAGATTTAGTTGGACAGTTCGGTTCATTCTTACAACAAATAGCTGGAAAAAATAAGAAGTTAGCAATCGCTGGTATCGTAGTAGAACAGGCTGCAGCTATTGGAAAGATTGTAGCAAATACTGCAGTAGCTAACGCTAAAGCAGCAGCAGCGTTTCCTCTTACTGTAGGACAACCTTGGGTTACTATTAACACAATATCAGCAGCATTAGGTATCGCATCTACAATAGCAGGAGCAGCTAAATCAATACAACAAATTAATAGTAGTGATAACGCAACATCAGTAGGTGGTGGTGGAACTTCTTTACCTTCAGGTCAAGCAGCACCAGCAGCTCCAACCGTAGCAGGTATGGCTGCACCAACGATAGGTGGAACACAGGCAGCATCACCTGGTGCACAAATAGCAGGTACATTAGCAGCAACCAGCGGAAAGCCGGTGAAAGCTTACGTCGTTGCAGGAGATGTATCATCACAACAGGCATTAGATAGAAGAACATCTAACGCAGCAACATTTGGTGGATACTAATATATAAATATATATGAATAAAAACCTAAACTTAATTGTTAAAACATTATGATAACAGAAGATTTAATATACGAACTAGTAATTGAAGATGATGCCGATGAGGTATATGCAATTTCAATGGTATCTGAGCCGGCTATTGAGTCTGGTTGGATAGCATTTGATAAAGAGCAAGTTCAATTTCAAGCAGTAGATAACGATAAAAGATTGGTCCTTGGGCCTATCCTGGTGCCGGATAAGAGAATACTTCGTATAGATGGTGAAGGTAAACCGTATCATGTATTCTTATCTGCACCTACTATTAAGAAATTAAGTGAGAAATACTTACAAAACAAATATACCGATAAGGTAACTGTTGAACATAAGAAATCAGTTTCAGACGTATCATTAGTTGAAAGCTGGGTTGTAGAATCTACAACAAAAGATAAATCAGCATTGTATGGTTTATCATTAGTGCCAGGCACATGGGCTGGTACAATGAAAGTAAACAACGAAAAGTTGTGGCAAGATTTTGTTAAGACTGGTAAACTTACAGGTTTCAGCATTGAAGGTCTCTTTAGCCATCAATTAGTTGAGGCTGCAAATCAAAGATATTTGTTAAAAGAGATTGATGAGTTGACTGAAGATGAAGCTAAGAAAGTATTACATACTATTCATTCTATGTTAATGGATAATGGAATTGAATTAGCAGAACCATCAGTAGCAAGTTCATACCCTGGCGAAGCAGTTTCGGGTTCATCTATACCACCAATATTGCAAGATTTCAATGATAGAAAATAACGTACATAATAAGATATTACAATTTGCTGTACCTGAAATTACATTCACACAGTTTTATGATTTCCTATTGGATAGTAATGCTGGAAAACCTATTTGGGTTAAGTGGAATAAAGTTGATGGAGGGCAAACAACTCGTTCAGTATATTGGGGCCCTTTCTTAAATGGTATCGCTAGAGGTGCTATCTATGATTATGAGGCTTATGATTATATGGTTGTAAAGTCCGAAGATAACAACGATGAGTGGAGAACAATCAATTTAGGATTTGTTACTGAATGCCGTTGGGAAGGCAAGAGATATAGAGTTAGATAGAAGCTAACCCAGCTGAATATAATTCTTTTCTTATTGTATATTCTTCTACATTGAACTTTTTAGATAATCCTACAATACTAAGGCCACCTTTATTTGGTGTATAATTTTCTATACAAAATTTTATTTCTTCTGGAGTTAATTTATCTTTATCCCAAAACGGAATTGATTTACCTGTTTTCAACCACTCCCTACTAAACACACCATAGTGTATTTGTAATCGGTTAAATACTTTTGTTATATAATGTCTATCTACTTTGTATCCGTTTATTTCGGTTAAGTCATTCATTATATTTCTACGATTAAAATCTTCAATTGAATCCACATCTCGTAAGAAATCAATAACTGCCTGTACTACAATATTTCCTTTTTTAGTATGTACAAACTTTTCTCTATGCTCATCCATATAATCTACAAATGCGGAAAGCAGTTTAGCAGATTTTTCCATCTCCTCTACTCTATTTGAAGTATCATCAGCTATATCCCAATTTTCATTTAATACATCTAACTTAAGAGTTCTTTGTACTTCCTTATATCCTTTTTGATTCCAAAATATATAATAGTTTTTAGCACATATTGTAAAGTAAGAGAACGCTTTTCCTTTACCATCTCTAATCCTATGTAATCTTTCACTAAGGTAGCAAGTACAATCCATTTGAATATCTAATGGTTCACCTTCAATATACACAGGTTTAATTTTATTGTAATATACTTCGCTAATCTTCGCTAGAGCAGGATATATGATTGTGAATAGCCTATTACGCTCTAGCTCAGACTCAGCTTTATTATATAGTTTGATTGCTTCTTCTACTCCTTCATGGAAATAATTGTTGGTAGGATTCTTTTTACGTGGCATTATAACATTGTTTATATTATAACAATTTCATTTTCGTTTGTTATAAGACAAAGGTACGAAAAATACCTGATAAAACCAAATTATTATGCCAGTAGATAAACCAAAAGCAGGAGAAACACAAGAAGAATATTTAGCTTATTGCATACCAGCGGAAATTAATGCTGGTTACGAACAAGACCAAGCATCAGCTATATGTTATGAAACATATCGTAAAGAGACTGGAATGAGTGGAGTAAATTTAATTGCATCTAAACTAAGAGAGATTCAATATAAAGGAATCAAACTTGCGGAAGGTGATGGATTAGAAGATTCATGTTGGCCTGGTTATGAAGCGATAGGTACTAAGATATTAGACGGAAGGTCCGTACCCAATTGTGTACCTATAAAAAACTAATTTCCTTATATATATTATTGGTGGGCGCCCTATATCTAAATTGCCATTTATATATTTCTATTATTTTAAGTTAATAAAGCCCACCATAAGAGCCTGTTTTCATTTAGCAGGCTCTTTTTATGCCCAAAATCATAACTCATTGATTATCAATTTAATACATATTAACCCCTTTTTAGCCCCTTCCTGAGTGCCTTATTCTAGGTGGATACTTACCCTCAAAGGCATAAAAAAGGGGTGGAAAACCACCCCTAAATTATAAATCAACCTATAAACCAGAAACTTCATCCTCTATAACTTTAGTAGGATTTTCATATATTTTATCCGGCATTAGATAGGGAAGCGTTATCCCACTACCCATTCTACCAATGTCCGTATATAATTCACTTAATGAAGCAATTCTACCATTTTGGTAATTCATTGCGTTATAAAACTTACCTGGCAATTCAAACTCACCATTTTGAAATGATTCTTTTAATTGTTCTTTTGTTTGAATACATAACCATATTTGATGTTTAATGTATGCTTGCAATTGTGAAGGCTTTAAGTTCTTAATCATAGCCATCTTAAATTCTTTTTCCATTATATATCTTTTTTATGGTTATCAATTACTTCTTTTAATTCAGTAATCCAAAATGGTAATTCACTTTGTAATTGTTCTAACTTTGAAATTAAACCAGGCATAATTTCTATTCTATCTGTTTCAATCATTTTTGCAATACTATTCAATAGTACGATTTCTCTTAAGAGATTTTTATTTACTAACATATTTTTTTATTTATTATTTTATAGAAACGGATTTTACCTTCTATTTGTAACCTATCCATTTCCGGTTTAACATTAAGTACTGTCCCAACATACATAGCGTCATTATCACTCCATGCCCAAATGTTATCTATTGTAATTGGTTTAGTACCCTTATCAGTTTCAATAAGGAATTGTACTTTGTATTTCTTACCAGTCTCTTTCCTCATTATAAACTTTTCTTCTTCTACTTTATCCTGCCATTCTTTAGGTAAGATATTGAGAAGCGCCATAAGGCGCCTCTCTAATGATATTATTCTATCTTCCATATTTTATGTATTTTTTATGTAACGCTTCTAAATAATTTAGAATATCTTGATGTTTAGTATGGTAATCACCTTCTCTACTTATTTCTGCTAAGATTTCCATAATATGATTTCTTCTATTTGCTTCCAAAGCAGAATTATAAAGAATCCAATTATCTTCTAACATTTCGTGATAGAGCATTAATCTAACTAATTGTGTATCGTTAATTTTATATACCATAATTTATAAATTTAATTATTGTTCAATTCTAATATTTCAGCGGTGATAAATTCTGCATACCCAGTTGGGTTAGGAAGTAAAGCGTACCATACATCCGGTTGGATATTATCAATGTTAATCTCTACCTCACCACCATCGTTGATTTCTTTAATAACACTTTCAAAAGAATTATTTTCAACAGCCCAAGTATTCTTTTTATATACCTCATTCAAGAACTTATCAACACCTGCTGATGTAAAGTAATACTCTTTTTTGAAATTGTTATTATAATCAGTCAACTCAATAGGTAATGTAAAATCCTTAACAAATCCTGCTACAAACTTACCTTTCTTATATTCAGTTATGTAGTTTACCTCATTCATATAGATACTTCTTTTTTTGTATGTGCCACCTTCATAGTTTGCACAATGTATATCCCATAGATTAAAACTACTGCTGTATATTCTCATTCTGTCAGAGATACCATCAGCGTTTTCTCTACATTGCCAATCGTATGATTTTTCATGCTCTAACATACCTGTTTTAAGTACATTTTGCTTCCATGCATCTAACAACATTGAATCGTAATTTGAATACTGATGTTGTATTTCCAAATACTCATCCATATACTTTGAGTACAACGGAAACAATAGTTTAATTTTTTGATTCAATTTAGTTTCTACAAAATTTTGAATAAATTCTTTATCAGTTTTGAACCAATAGATTTTTTCCATCTCCTTAGTCAAGGATACTAATGTTTCTTCAATATCAATCTTAAATACCGGTGAAGAAATGATTTCGGTATTACCGTACCTAGCCAACACAACGGATTCAAATGTACGAGCATCGTACCTAACTTTGAAGTTATGATATTCATCAAGACCTTCAATGGTTGCAGTACAAGTAATACCATTACTAATCGCCCATTCTACATTGTGAATACCATTTATTTTATCTAAGGTAAATGTTACCTTAACACCATTTGGTGTGTCCATTACAAATTCAGTACCACCTGCTTTATTAACTTCATTTTTGAAGTGGGTTAAATACGATGTTTGTAATTCATCCATTTGATTTTTAAGTGTTTGTTTCACTACATTGCTATACTTAGCCATAATTGTTTTGTGTTGGTCACAACCCTTTGTTTAATTGTTAAATTGTTAAATTATTGTAATTGTTTTTATTACGAAGCAAAGTTACGAAAAATCCTGATAAATTCCTAATTATTTTGAATGAATTATCCACAAGTTATCCACATTTTTCGTAACGTATTGATTATCAATTAGTTAGATATTTCTACTCCTCCAGCGTATTCTACGCCGTTTTCACCAACTAATACCATACCATGTGTTGGGTCATTTACGTCCAACCAATTTGATAAGTTATTATACATTACCTCAAATTCTAATTCCATATCAGCCATTGTTGAGAATCTATGTGGGTTTCTAAAATCCTGCATTAAATCGGCAACATATATAATATCGTAATTACTATCTCTATATGTTTTACCTAACCAATTCATAAATTGTTGAGGATGTTTACCTATCCACTTCTCACCTGAAATCTCTAATATTTTTATATCCTCATTATCTTTATTAAGGAAAGGAGTTTTATTAACTATGGTTGGTTTGTAACCGCCCATTTCAACAAAGGTATCTTTGAAGAATCTTTGTAATTCACTTATAGTGTCATAAATGATTGTACCTGTATCGGTATCTTCAACACACCAGTAATGGTCCTGATAAGGAGCGATGTACTCTCTACCTACTCTAACCCATATAGTACCCATTTGGATTGGTATGTCACATTGTTTGTGTGCTAATATTGCCCTGTACTTACAACCTACGGCCGTATCAAATACTAAATTGTCATTTGCCGGGCAAACTGATGAAATTGTTTTTAACTCAAATTTTGTCATATTGTTAGTTTTTGCGGAAACCACTCCGTTTGTTTATATTAAAAAAAAATTATATATAGTATCTATCACTTTCTCTACAGGGACAAAGATACGAAGATTCCTGATAAATTCCTAATCATTTTGAAACTATTTTTAGCCTTTGTGATGAGCGGTAAAATAGGTTGATGAGCGGTAACCATATATCTTCTGCTATTTTTAATTACTTTCATATCACGAAGTTAGTAAAAAACGCTTACAATTCCTAATTCTTTTGAAGGAATTATCCACAAGTTATCCACATTCTCATAACTGGTTGATAATCAATAACTTACATATTAGCGTTATTTTATATGCTATAACTGATTGATAATCAATAAACTATAAGTTATAAATTTGTTTAATACCATTCATCCTTATATTTTACCGCTCATCACATTTGTTAAAAAAAGATTGCTATTTTTTATCGTTTGGTGTAAAAGTGTATATTTATATATAGAAAACTTAAATAGTAGTATGGCAATACACAATACATCAAAAATTAATAGAGACCCCAAAAAGGGTAAGAGTGATTATACTCCCATCTCTAATAGTATTTTACAAAGCAGTACTCTAACACCAAATCAAAAAAGTGTTATCGTACATTTATTATCCTTGCCAAAAACATTCTCTATCATTAAAACTAATATATGGAGGAAAATGAATATTGGTAGAGATGCGTTTAATAAAGCATGGAAAGGATTAGAAGCAGCTGGTTACATAAAATCACATAGAATTATGGAGAATGGTTTATTAAAGGGGTGGCATCATAGTGTATATGAAACACCGACTTACTTAGAATCAGACTTACTGAAAATCAGTAACACTGAAAATCAGTTAGTAGGAAATTCAGTAAGTATAGAAAAGAAGGAGTTAATAAAAGAAGTAGTTAATAAAAGAAGTAGGTTACAAAAGAATACTACTGTACCTGGGATACTGTTTCCTGGTAATGCTGAAAGTCTTAAAAATAAATCTTATCAGGAATTATATGAAATGGGAATAGTGATAGACCCTACTGAATATCTAAAATCAAATTAAAACAATATAAAATGAAAACACAGGCAGATTTGGCAAATGAAATCCAAAAGGATATGGAAGAAATGGGATTCTTAGCAATACCAGACTTTAGTAAGATGGGTGACCTTATTGATACGCAAGGTTACGATTTAGAAAAGAAGAAAGCGTATTATCAAAACCTCAGCAAGTTAGCATTAGAGCAGGCCTTTGATGATATGTTAAATGAATTTGGACAAAACAAAAAACAATAATATGGCAAGTAATGTAAAAGACCCAATAATGGGCATTGAAGGATTCCCTAACTATTTTATTTCAGCAAATGGTATAGTGTATTCAAATGTACACGCTACTAAAGCATTCCTAAGTGGTGGACTATATCCTATCAGACCTAAAGAACACAACAGAGGATATTTGGAAGTAGGACTATTTGGTAGAGATACAAATGGTAAAGGTATTCGTAAATGGATTAGAGTACACAGGTTAGTAGCAGAGGCCTTCATACCTAAACCATTACCAACGTATGATGTAGATAGTAAAGAGATACCATTAGAAGTGAATCACATCAATGGTAAGAAGCAAGACAATAGAGTAGAGAACTTAGAATGGATGACAAGACAACAAAACATAACACACGCGTTTGTAGTGTTAGGTAGAGAATCAGTTACTCGTCCTATTTATTATGACGGAGTTAAGTACAATTCAATTAAGGAATGTGCTATGGTAAATGGTTTCTCACATCATTCTCTATGTGCTACTCTATCATCAGGTAAGAAGTTATACAAAAAGAAACCAATCCGTTACGCTGGTAAGAAGCTAAGAAAGAATAAACCAACTACTGTATGATATTTTGGATAACAGGACAATCAGGCGCTGGTAAGACAACTCTATCTAATTGGATGAAGAAAGAACTTGACACACATGCGGTAACAATTGATGGTGATGAGTTGAGAGATGTATTCCAAAATAAAGATTACTCAGCAGAAGGTAGAAAGAAGAATGTAGAGTTAGCACAAAACATTGCTAAGTTTCTTAATTCAAAATACAATTCAGTAATAGTATCGGTGATAGCTCCGTTTAGAGAGCAGAGAGAAGAATTCAAAAAGGCAATGGGTAATGATATTGTTGAGATATATGTTTGTTGTGATGAGATTAGAAGTCCACATACAACTACATACGAAGAACCTCAGCAAGATTTCATTTTAATTAACACAAATAATAAAAACGATTATGAAAAAGTACGCACTCTATATAGGGAGATGGCAGACATGGCATGAAGGCCATAGATGGTTAATCAATCAGCAGTTGGAGAAAGGTAAGAAGGTTTGGATAGCAATAAGAGATGTAGAGAAGGATGAGAATAATCCACTTAATGCTTGGCAAGTAATGATGGAGTTACATAAACATTTAGGAGTAGAGATAGCAGAAGGTAAAGTAATGTTAAGCATTATACCTGATATTGAATCCTTTAACTATGGGAGGGATGTAGGGTACGAAGTGATAGAACACCAACCACCGCAAGAGATAAGGGAAATAAGCGGTACTAAAATGAGAAACAATGGTATCCTATAAGAGACACATAGCTAAGACAATTAGTTACCGAATAGTAAGTACCTTAATTGGTTTCGGTCTAATGTGGATGATAACAGGTTCTATTAAGGCTGGTGCAGCATTTGGTGTAGCAGAATTAGTTTACAAACCAATCCAATACTACATACACGAAAGAGTTTGGTATAAATGGATTAAATACGGATTAAACAAATAAAATATGAAATGGATTAAATTAGGAACGTGGTTAGAATTCATAATTGATTTTCTAACAATGGGACAAGGAGAAAGAATTGCACTATGGATTGCAAGAAAAGTATTCGGACGAAATGAATGTGGATGTTGCCAAAGAAAAGAATGGCTAAACAAACTAACTAACCCTGAATACGATGGAGAATGTAACGGAATAAAATTATACTAAATGGAAAACAAAATAACACACATAGATTGGGAATCGTTCCCAGAAAAATACAACGATGTAATAGTACACTTTGATGATAACAAAAGAGAAGTATGTAGAATGAGACCAATGGAGATAGGAGAAATGGATTCACTATCAAGCGGAGCAGTTAGAGATTATCTAATCTACGTTTATATGTACACAGGCGAAGTAGAGAGTTATGCAATCGTTGAGAAATCAAATGACATTGTGACAAACATTAAACAATACAAACAAAAATATGGAAAATAAATACGCACCATTTGATGAGGCAGAGTTTAACTTAATGAGAGAAGAACTATCACAAATAAGAATGCATTTACCTGAACACCTTATGGGTAAGATGTGGAGCAGATGTACACAAATAAGAGGTAACAAAGAACCACAACCATGCAGTTGTAAATCATCAGGCGGCTTATGGGCTAGATGTATTGATGAGTTGAGAAAATTTGTAAGTGATAGAATCTAATGAAGATAGAAGAAATACAAAAAGAAAACAATAGAAGGCTGGACATTCTTTATAGAGTTAAGAATGATTGGTTGATGTCAGCAGCATACAACATAACAAAGAATAGAGAGATGGCTAAGGAATTAGTTGCAGAACTCTATTCTTACATTGCGGAAAGAGGTAATCCAAATATATGGTATGGTGATAATGATTTCAATATGATGTATCTTCATTCATTCTTAAGAACAAGACACATTAATATGGTAAAGAGTAATGGTAAAGTACAAACCATTTCGGACACTTATGATGTAGTAGATGAAGAATACAATGAGGAACTAGATACTAAAGTACAGCAATGCTATGATGATGTAGTAAATGAGATACAACAATTACAAAGAACAAAGATGTGGAGTTCAGCCCGTTTAGCTGAATTATATTTCTTTAGTGGAGATAAGATGACATTAGATAAGTTAAGTAAAGATATAGGAATAAGCAAGAGTACTTCCTTTCTAAATGTAAAGAAGATTAAACAACACATAAGATTGACAAAAGTTAATCCATTCAAACCAAAATAAATAAAATGAAAAAGTTACAAAGAATTTACATACCAACATTAGGTAGAGTTAATAAACAAATTACATACGATGCTATGCCCGATTGGGTTAAGGATATGACGTACATTGTAATACAACCACAGGAGGAGGCTCAATTTAGAGAAAGGTATCCTAACTCCAACATAAAGGTTTTACCCGCTTATATCAAAGGTATCTGCGCTACTAGAGATTGGTTAATCAAAGATGGTGGAGATGATTGCTATTGTATGATTGATGATGATATTACATTTTGGAAAAGAAATGTGGACAGAAAGAGTGGTAAAAAGAATGCAGATAAAAGTAATGAAGAATTTACTGATAGTGATTGGAAAGAAATGATACAATGGGTAGAAGATAAATGGAATGAAGGTTATGCAATATCAGGCAATAGAGCAAAAGGATTACCACCTAACCCAAAGGATGATATGAAGTTTGGAAAGCTGGTGCAAGTATTTTGGATTGATGGAAGTAAATTAGATAGAGATAAGATAGTATGGGAGATTCCTTTTGTAGAAGATGTACACTTTATTCTTCAGGTACTATCAATGGGAGGTAAGACAGTAGTAAGTGATAAGTACTTATTTGAGTGTGATGATTATGGAAATGAAGGTGGTTGTAAGTTAGCTGGAAGGACTACACAAATTAATTTAGATAATATGAATCATCTTGCTTCTTTATATCCACATATAATAAAGATGAAGAATGAGTTTCTACAATTGAATGATGACTTTATACATCAAAAGCATACAATACAATTTAAGAAAGCATACAACCCTTATTATGGTAGGGTGATGAATACATTTTGGGACTAGTGTGTTATATCTATATATGTTAAAATAACATAAAATAACATGGCATTTGAAAAAGGAAACAAACTAGCAACAGGCAGACCTAAAGGAGCTCTCAATAGAAGTACGGAGATGATGAAACTATCATTAGCTCGTGCTACAAACAAAGTAATGGATAATCTACCAGCCTTAATGGATGAGATGATGAAGAATGACCCAAAGGCTGCAGTAGATATTACATTGAAAATGCTGGAGTTTCATCTCCCAAAACAAAGTCGTGTTGAGTTGAAAGGTGAAATTGAACAAAGAATTCAACAGATTTCGGTAAACATTAATCAAAAAGTAGTAGATGCATCTGGAAGTCAACACAACGATTAGTTACGGCCACATAGATAATTGCCCGACTAGGGTGTGTCATTTGGTGGGCGGCTCAAGAAGTGGTAAGACATACGCTACACTTCAATGGTGTATAGTACAAGCGCTTCAAACCAAACAACTAATAACAATAGTAAGAAAGAGCATACCATCGCTTAAAAGGACTGTAATGAAGGATTTTCAGGACGTTATGAAAGATATGAGTATATGGTCTGATTCGGACTTTAATATAAGTGATAGGACATATACGTTCTATAATGATTCACAAATACAATTCATCAGTACGGATAACGCAGAGAAGCTGAGAGGTGTTAAATCAAACATACTATGGATTGAGGAGGCCTCGGAGGTTGATGCAGAATCGTATCTACAATTACAAATAAGAACTACCGGAAAGATTATATTAAGTTATAATCCAACTGTAAGCCCCTGGCATTGGTTAAGAGAGATGCAGGATTGTACTCGTTACTTCACAAGCTATAAGGATAATCCTTATTTGGAAAGAAGTGTGATAAGAGCATTGGAGGATTTGAAGCATACCAACATTAAAGCATATCAGGTATACACTAAGGGTGAGTACACTACTAATGATAAGGCTATCTTTGAATTTGAATTGATTGAATGGTTGCCTGATGATGCAGAGTTTATTGCATGGGGCTTGGATTTCGGCTACGCTAATGACCCCAATGCCCTGGTAAGTTTATGGAAACTAAATGGTAATGAGATATACATCTTAGAACATTGCTATGAAAAGGGAATGGTGACAAACGAAATAACCGATATGCTAAAGAAAGCAGTGAGTGGTAATGAGGAGATATGGGCTGATAGTAGTGAACCACGCTTAATAGAAGAAATTCGTAGAGCTGGATTTAATATAAAGCCGGTGACTAAAGGTAAGGATAGTATTAACTTTGGTATAGGTGTCCTACAAAACTATAAGATAAAGATACCTAAGAGTTGTCAGAACCTTATTAATGAATTCTATTCGTATGAGTGGGAAACGGATAGGTTTGGTAAGATATTAGATAGGCCTGTTGATTTTAACAATCACTTATTAGATGCTGCTCGTTATGTGGCAATGATGAAGTTATCACAAAAAGCAACAGCTGTTGGGAAATATGTAATTAGTATAAAATAAATAATATGGAAAAAGAATTTGACATTGACAATTTAACAAAAGATGATTTCATGGAGATGGCAGCTTATGTTGCTATGAGTGAGAAGAAGAACGTAGAACTTCTAAATCAGCTAAGAGAAACTAAAGCTTATCTATCTGCTACACTACAACAAAGGAATTCAGCAGAGATGAAGTATCAAAACCTATTAGCTGATAAGGCCTTAAAGACTGTACCTATTACTGAAGCAGTAGTAATGAATGCATCCTTTGATTTAATTAATCCAGAACAATGGGCTGTACCTGCTGATAGAGTTAGTGTAGTACCAAAATCAAATAAGATATAATATGAAGAAAGAAATTAAAATAGTAGTACCAACTAAATGGTCAGCTGTAACACTAAAACAATACCTAGCATTACAAAGAGATTTGAAAGTGTATGGAGAAGATGAGAATGCTTATGTGGCATGCTTATTACATCACTTATGTGGATTCTCAGCGGAGTATCTGCATGGGTTGGATACTGAAACTTTTATTAAGATTAAGAAAGACCTTACAGGCTTTATGACCAATACGGATACTGAGCTACAAAGGTTTATAATGATAGATGGAAAGGAATATGGATTTGAACCTAATTTATCAAAGATGGCATACGGAGCTTATTTGGACATTACTAAGCATGATACATTTGCTATTGATGAGAATTGGGCAAAGATAATGAATATCCTATATAGACCTATAAAGAGAAAGAGTATGGGAACGTATGAGATAGAAGAATACACAGGCAAAGATAATGAGGCCCTATTCTTAGAAGTTCCAATGGATATACATTACGGAGCATTGTTTTTTTTTGTTCGTTTATTAACGGCCTTACCGAGCGTTATCCTGAAATCTATGATGGATTTGGAGAAGCTCCCTCCGAGCATCAAGTCCGTTTTGGAAAGAAGTGGAAAAATTACAGCTCAGTTATCCAATTAGCAGGAGGAGATATAAAGAAGATGGATGAGGTTGTGGAGTTACCATTAGAGCAGTGCTTGTTATTCTTAGCTTATAACTCGGACTATAATTACTTACAGAATCTATTACATAAAGAAGTTTTGGCTAGAACAAAATGATAATCCACTACAATTGGGTATTTGTTTGTTAAATAATAAAATCATTAGTATATGCCAACTCCAGCTTATCTAGCCCGATTCAAAGCAACATCGGGTATTTACTTAGGACCTACTAGGGGAAAGAGTTCACCAAAGAACAATAGACAAGCATGTTTATGTGCTAATTCAAACACATACTCACGTAAATGTTGTGATGGTGCATTGATTCAACAAGGGATAGGACAAACACAGGTACCAGCACAATTTGCAACTAGAGGAGCATTTAGTGTTGGGTTTAGTGATGGTTTTGATATAGGAACACCCGTTTATTAAAAATATAGAAATTTATGTCTCAATTAAATAAGACCCAATTACAAGCTGACAATCAAAGCAGTTTTCCTAATAACAATGCTGGATTTATTACTCCATCAATATTAAGAGGATTCAATACTAATATGATTGATTCTTTGGTTGATGAAGGACAATACAACATTGATTCGCAATCTTTCTCAGGAAGTATTGCAGCATTGCAGAATTTTAGTTCATCATTGGATAGCACTTACGCAACCGATGCTCAATTAAATTATAGTTCATCAGTATTACAAGCTGACATCAATACTAAGGCAACTGTTACTGGTAGTAATAAGTTTGCTGGTTCTCAAACTATCTCAGGCTCATTATTCATATCATCATCCGTATCAGGTAATCCACATCAAATTGGTAGTACTGCAGGTGGTGATTTATTTATTAATGGAGCAGCTGGTGCAGATGTTATTATAGAGAGTACATCAACATTGACAATGAATGTTAATAGTGGTGTAACAATTAACTCTACACTTAACGTAGATGATTTAACTGTTTTAGAGCAAGGGTTAATCGTAACAGGTTCTCCTTATAATGCAGTAGATGTACAGGGTGGTTTACATTTAATGGGTGGTAACGTAAAGGTGACAGGTTCGGCATTTATCTATGGTAATTTAGAAATGCAGTACGATGCAGCTGGTAATGGTATTATCCGTTCTAATGAGATTACATCTTCTAATATGAAGACAAACAACTTAGAAGTAACTGCATCATTAAAGGTATCAGGTTCAACTCAAATTACAGGTAGCACTAATATAACAGGTTCAACATCTATTAAAGGTAACACAACTATAACTGGTAGTGTAAACATATTAGGTAATGAAGTAGTAAACGGAAACTTAACTGCTAATAATTTAGATGTTAAAAACTTTGGATTGAGTTCTACTGTATCTGGTTCTCTAATCATTAATCAAAACTTAACTGTATTAGGTAGCTCATCAGTAAACTATATCACATCTTCTCAATTAAACATTGGAAGTAATATCATATCAGTAAACACACAAACGCCAGGTGTAAGATTTGGTGGATTGGTTGTAAACGATAGTGGCTCAATACCACAAAACTCAGGTTCATTCTTTTATGATTCAGTTGAAAATCGTTGGATAAGCATACACACATTAGGTAGTGGAACAACATCTTCATTATTCATATTAGGACCTGAAACATATAACAACATAGGTAATGAAACAGGCATAGCAACAAACACAATACCTAAAGGAATTGATAACGGAGAACGTATCGGGCCATCATCAATAGTAGATAATGGTACTGAAATACAATTAGGTAATGCAGTTAGATTCACAAATGGTGTGACTGGCTCTCTAAATGTAAACGGAGCATTCACTGCTTCATTAAGAGATGGATACGCATGGGTAGGACAAAATGGTACGGCTGGTTTAGTAGCAACATCATCTATTCAGGGTGTACAATTTCCATATACAGGTTCAGCAAGAATTACCGGTTCATTAGATGTGGTTGGAAACATTGGTGTTACTGGTTCAATTAATATTACATCAGGTTCACAAACAGGTTCTGTTATAACAAATGTTGGAATTAATTATCCAAATGTACCATCAATTAAGCAAGTTATAAGCATTGGTAGTGCATCATACGCAGCTTTAGTATCATCATACGCAACAGACCAAAATACATTATATGTTGTATCAGGTTCAAATCCAACTTCAGGTACATCTGGTACTTCAGGACAAAATGGTACATCGGGTGTTACTGGTACAAATGGTACTGCAGGTTCATCAGGTACATCAGGCGTAAGTTTGAGTGGTACGAATGGTAGTGGAGGCACATCGGGTGTAAGTGGCACAAGCGGAGTAAATGGTACGAGTGGTGTGAATGGTACAAACGGAGTTAATGGAACGAATGGTGTGAATGGCTCATCCGGTACTTCTGGATTCAATGGTGCACCTGGTAACCCTGGTTCATCAGGAACTTCTGGTACAAGCGGTGTGAGTGGGACTAGTGGAGTGAGTGGCACATCAGGCGTAAATGGAACATCAGGTTCATCAGGTACATCTGGAGAATCTCAACAATATGCAACAACATCAACAACTTCTATTTCAATAGGAGCAATTGGTAATAATAGAACAATAACTGTTGGTACAGGTTTAGATTTTACGGTAGGACAACCTATTGTATGTGCTTACGATGTAAGTAACTATATGGAAGCTATCGTAGTATCTTATAATGATGGTACTGGTTCAATGACATTCCAAATTACATTAGCAGTAGGTAGCGGAACATACGCAAGTTGGACTGTAAATTTACAAGCAGCTAGTGGACCTGCTGGTTCTTCTGGAACTTCAGGTACATCTTTCTTACCAACTTATATTGGTAATGTAGATATTACAGGTTCATTAAACGTATTAGGAAGTATTGGTGTACAGGTAGGAAGTGAATCAGGTTCAGTAGTGGACAATAGAAACGATACATTCCCATCAGTACCTAGAATTGAACATATAGTAACTCTAACTGAAGCAGAATACACAGGGTTAGCAGTACCTGATGTAAATACATTATACATCATATCAGGTTCAAACATAGTAGATACAACATTCCCTTATACAGGTAGTGCACAAATCACAGGTTCATTGGGTGTGACTGGTTCAATATTAAACAATGGAGTAGCTGTAATTAATAGTTCAGTAACTTCTTCAATGAGTGTATTGAGTTCTTCATACGCAGTAACTGCATCATACGCATTGAATGCTGGAGGTGGAGGTGGAGCATCATTCCCTTATACTGGTTCAGCAATCATATCAGGTTCATTAATCATAACTGGAAGTGTAGCAGGTAACATTGTATCGGCATCAATTGCATCATCAACTGCATCAATTGATTTTAACGCAGGTGGATTCTTTACTTGTTTAGCACCAAATGGTGTTACTCACTTTAATATATTAAACGCAAGTGCTGGAGAAAGTGTGACATTAAGATTAACAACGGTAGGTATTCCAACTGCATCGTTTAGTTCAAATGTAAAACAAATATCAGGTTCAGCTTACATACCTACATCAGGAAGTAACAATACTGATTTACTTACATTCATAGCATACGATAGTAGTAACGTTTATTTATTACCGGCTAAAAAGTTTATTTAATATGAGTTTATTTACACCATATACATTCACAGGTCAAAAAGCAGAATTAAGGTATGACCCTAATGCTGCACAATTAAGATATGCAACGCCAGGTGTTATGTTTCCTGATTTAGGTATGACATCAGCAAATCAAGACATATCTCCTATTAGTAGAGGTGGTGGCCCAGCTAACATATATCCAGTAGCATTAACATTTGGACAACCAACATCAGGTTCATTTCAAACAAATGCTTCTGGTAGTAAATGGTTAAACGAAGGATATAGAGGAGCAGTAGCAGTAACAGGTACAAATGCTTTATTAGCAAGAGTAATACCTGATACTCGTTTGAACTTAGGAGCTAGTAACTTTACAATGGAGTTTTGGGTTAATCCTTCAACAACTACGATGAGACCTTTCTTTAATAACTATCGTTCATACCAAGTAGCTACAACTCAAATGGGTTGGTTTCATGGCGTGAATACATTTAGTTTATATATTGAATCAGGTGGTAGTGAGTTTGGTATATGGGTTAATAGAAGCTTTACAGTTCCAATAGGACAATGGTCGCATGTTGCGGTAACTCGTAGTGGTAATGATTATAGATGTTTTATAAATGGTGTTCAGCAAGGAACAACTGTAACGCAAGCAGGTACAATAAACGGAGGAACAACATGGCCATCGTATATTGGTAACTACAATAATACTGCACAATCTGCAGCAACATATCAAGATTGTAGAATATACATTGGAGTTGCTAAATACACAGCTAACTTTACACCACCACCAAATATGATAATAACAGCTTAAATTAGATATTATGAAATGGTACGCATGTATAGATGAAAACGATATTGTATTTGATATAAGAACATACGATATTACAAACCCTGATAACGATTTTACAGGGGTTGAAAGAATGAATTCATTAACGGAAGAAGATAGAACCTTAATTGGTAAACGATATAACGGAGAAACGTGTGAGTATGAGGTTGTACAATAAGATACAGGTATTTGGTTTACCTCGTTCTGGTACAAACTTTATGGAGTGGACATTGAGAAATAATTTTGGATTAGATTATTCACCAATGCATGAGATACAAAACGATGTGGAGGGAAGCTTTCCATATTGGACTGATTTTAAGCATGGTTATCCAACCCTATCGCATTCTCAATTTGCGGTGGTTATTTGGAAGGATTATGATGAATGGAAGGAAAGTATTAAGAGACAAGGTTGGGTGTATCAGGTGAGTAAGGAAACACACCAGAAGTACATTGAGGTAGGTAAAGCATTGGGTGAGAATTGTATTGTGGTGAATCATAGATGGGCGGTAGAAAATTATAATGAGTTACTCAATACTATAAGTTCAAAGTTTGGTGTTAAATTAGTAGATAATCCAATACAACCAAAGAAAAGAATTGATATGATTGGAGAATTAACAAACGAAGATTATGTTTAGAATTAAAGCAGGTGGTAGAAATATAAATGCATCAATAGGTAGTGGTACGCAAGTTAATGCTTCAAAGAGTGCACCTATATTTGTATCACTAAGTACTACAACATCTACAACTACAATACTTCCTACTACAACAACAACATCTACAACATCAACTACTACATTTCCTTATCCTTGGATTTTAGCATCTGCTAAATGGAATGATTATGGTGTGTGGAAAGATGATGCAATTTGGATAGATTAAAATTAATATATTATGCCATTACAAACAGTAAATAACGGAGATACAGGAGCAGTAGCAAGAGCAAAGATAAATGCGGCTATTGATGCTATTAACGCAATGACTAGTACAACAACTACTAGTACATCTACTACAACTTCTCCTACAACTACGAGCAGTACTACTTCAACAAGTACTACTACTCAACCAACTACCACAAGTAGTACAACAACATCTAGTTCTACAACTACGATGCCAACAACTACAACAAGTAGCAGTACAACAACATCCCCTACAACAACTAGCAGTACTACAACAACATCTCCTACAACATACAATTATCAAATAAATAATTGTGCTGGAGGTTCTTCTTATACTGTTACTTCATATAGCCCATTATCATTGGTAGCAGTTTATAAGTTTTACGCAGTAGGTGCGCCATTTGATACAAACGCATGTTGGACATTAACTCCTTCAGCAATGGGTGGAACAACAGTAACTCCAACAATGTCATACAATGATTGTGGTGAATGTATTACTGGAACAACATCAACAACTACTACACCAACATCAACTAGCAGTACAACGACTAGTAGCAGTACAACTTCAACAAGTAGCACTACAATGTACACAAGTACAACTACGATGCCAACTTCAACAACTAGTAGCACAACAATGAGTACATCAACAACAACGATGTATCCACCAATGACATCAACAACAACAATGCCATAAGATATGAGTGTAGCTTATTTAGGAAATCAATATATAACTTTTACAGAATTAGGAAATAATTTTGTAATTCCTCAACATGCTTACATACCACCATTAGATATTGATTATTTAATTGTTGGAGCTGGTGGAGCAGGAAGTGGAGGACCATATCCGCCAGAAGCACCATATATAGGTGGCGGAGGAGGAGCTGGTGGATTCCTATCAGGTTCTATGCAAATTGAATATGGTATTGCATACCAAATGATTGTTGGTACTGGAAGTTTATTTTCTAATGGACAAAACACAAATGGATTACAATTAACTGCTTTAGGTGGTGGATTAGGTCAACTAATTTCAGCACCATCTGGTTCTAATGGTGGTTCAGGCGGAGGTGGAGCAGGTGGAGGTGTACCATTACCAACACACTTAGCAGGTACAGGTTCTCAAGGTTTTAATGGTGGTGTGGGTGGTAATTTTAGTGGAGCAGGTGGTGGTGGAGCATCTTCTGCAGGAATTAATGGAGATGGTACACTTATAGGTGGAGCAGGTGGAGCAGGTACATATTGGTTAGATGGAACACCATACGCAGGTGGTGGTGGAGGCGCAGGTGGTGGTGCTGGAACTGGTAATGGTGGAGCAGGCGGAATCGGTGGTGGTGGTAATGGTGGCCAGCAAGGACTTGATGGAGTATCTGGAAGTGCTAACACCGGAGGTGGTGGAGGTGCAGCTGGAGCTAATGCTAATGGTGGACAAGGTGGCAGCGGTATAATTAAATTTAGATACCTATCCAATTCAGCATTATGTATTGGTGGTGATATAACTCAATCAGGTGGATATATTTACCATACATTTACTTCCGGAAGTTCAACATTGGTTTATACAGGAATTCCAACACCAGTAACTACAACTACTACAACTACGCCAGCACCAACAACAACTACTACAACTACGGCAGCACCAACAACAACTACTACGTGTACTGGAACTTCAGTAGGTTGTTACTATCAGGGTGGTATAGTTGTTTATAATAGTGGAGGAACAATATTAGTAGCAGCAACTTCTGACTTAGGACAAATAGAGTGGGGATGTGGAGATGTTGATATACCTGGTGCAAATGGAACAGCAATTGGAACTGGTGAATCAAACACTGCAGCTATTGTGGCAGCAGGATGTGGTGGAGCAGCAGCAGCTTGTCAGGGATTAACATTAAATGGATATAGTGATTGGTACTTACCTTCAATAGATGAATTAGTTGTTATGAGAGCATCAAGAACTGTATTAGGGATGACAGGTGAATACTGGTCTTCTACACAAACTTGTGGGTTTTCAAGTAGATACTACGCATCTTCATTAGTAATGAGTACAGGTTCTAATCCTTGTGGATATAGACCATTCTCATTAAGAGTAAGACCTTTAAGACAAGTTTAATCACTATAAATTAAAACAAATTTGTTAAATATAAAAACAATATTATGAAATTAGAAACTCAAAGTTCATACATCGCTAACCCTCAATTCGTTGGTGGTGTAGCAGTAACTCCAACAACAGGAGCAACATTCAACTCAGAGACCGGTTCATTCGGTTATGTAGCTGGTGGATTATATGTTGGTGGACAAGGTAATTTAGTTGTAAGAACATACGATGCAAGCGTACTAACATTTGTATCAGCTAGTGGATTTATCCCTGGTTTGATTTCAGCAGTATCTTCATCATCAACCGCAACTAACATTATCGCATTAAAATAAAATAGATGTTAAATCTAAACTTAAACATATTAGGCGCTGGAGGTAGAAGTAATATTGGAGCAGGACCACAAATAGGACCTACTACAACAACTACTTCTACTACTTCTACATCTACTACTTCTACAACTTCAACTACAACAACAACTTCAACAACAACAACTGTAGCACCTACATCAGTAGAGTATCTATTAGTTGGTGGAGGTGGTGGTGCTGGTTTATCCGGAGCAGGTGGTGGTGGAGCAGGTGGTGCTGGTGCATATTGGACTGGTTCATTGAATGTATTCTCCGGAGCATACGATATTGTTATTGGAGCTGCAGCTAGTGGTAAAGCTGGTGGAGGTGGCAGTGGTGATTCAGGTAACAATTCATTATTACAACGTGGAGGAACAACTTTAATTGTTGCAGATGGTGGTGGATTTGGAGCTGGCGGAGGTCAAACAGGCGGAACTGGAGGTTCAGGCGGTGGCGGAGGTCAAACAGATTCTTTTCAAGGTTCAGGTGGAGGTACATCTCAAGGAACATTATATGGAACTGCTGGAGCTAATGCATCAGGAACGTATAGAGGAGACGGTGGAGTTGGTGGTGGTATAAATGGACAAGGAAATGCAGGTGGTGCTGTATGGTATGATAGCGCAACTGTAAGGTCTAAAGGTGGCTCAGTTGGTTTCAGTAGTCCTGCTCCATCAGGAGCACCTAACACAGGTAATGGTGGTAATGCTACTAGACTAGGAGAAACCGGAAATGCAGGTGGAGGTGGTTCAGGTGTTTGTATTATAAGATACACTGGTACACCAAACGCAACAGGTGGAGATATAACTCAATCAGGTGGATACACTTATCATCAATTTAACGCATCAGGAACATTTACTTGGAATTAAAATTATAAATTATGGCACATTTCGCAAAAATAGATGCATACAATGTAGTAACTTGGGTAGTTGTAGTTGCTAATGAAGATGAACATAGAGGTGAAGAATTACTTAATGGTATGGGATTCACTGGAAGATGGATTCAAACTTCATACAACGGAAACTTTAGAGGTAAGTTTGCAGGAATAGGAGATACATACGATGAGATAAACGATATATTTGTTTCACCTCAATCATAAAAATAACTACAAACAACGTAATAGTTGTTAAATAACTAAATACAAATAATATGAACGCAAAACAAGTATTAAGTAAAATCATATCAGCACTTTCTGCAGAGAAGGAAGTTGTTGCTTTTACATACGCTAAAATGGAAGATGGTACAATATTAGAATCTCCTACCTTTGATTTAGGTGAAGATGTTGAAGTTGTAGCAGAAGATGGAAAAACTCCAGCACCAGATGGTGAGCATGAAATTGCTTTGAAAGACTCAGAAGGTAAGGAAGTTGTAATTCGCATTATGACTAAAGACGGTAAGATTACCGAAAGAGCTAATGTTGAAGAAGCAAAACCTGAAGTACCTGAAGCAGGAGAAGAAGAAATGGCATCTATCGCAGGTGAAGACATCGGTGGTGAAGAAGGTGGAGATGCAGCAGATGCTGAAGTAGAACCATTAACTGAAGATATGGGTAAGATGGTTGAGAAACTACAATACCGTATTGAGGAGATGGAAAAGAAAATGGCATCTTTTGAAGAAGCTATGAAACCAGCAGAAGATAAAAAAGAAGCTGATGTTAAAATGGAAGAAGAAGAAGAACTTCCAAAATTAGATGGTGCACCGGTAGATGAATCTCCGTTAGCTAAATCTCAAAAACAAAATAACTTTGGTAGAAAGGTTGCAAATTCGCAATCACAATTCTTATCAAAACTATATAAATAATTAAACAAAAAAAAGATTAAAATGAGAAAAAATCAAAACTTTGCTCAGCCAGTAATTACCACAACTTACGCAGGTGAGTTCGCAGGTAAGTATATAGCTGCAGCTTTGTTATCGGCTAGAACGCTTGATAACAAATACATCACAATAATGCCAAACGTGAAATTCAAAGCTGTTATCCAAAAGATTGCAGTTGATTCTATCGTTAATGATGCATCTTGTGATTTTACAACTTCTGGTACTGTAGCTCTTACTGAGAGAATCTTAGAACCAAAAGAATTACAAGTAAACTTACAATTATGTAAGCAAGAATTCGTAGATAGCTGGGAAGCTTTACAATTGGGCTATAGCGCATTTGATACTATCCCTGCATCATTTACTGATTTCTTAATCTCTTATGTAGGTGGTAAAGTTGCTGAAGCAACTGAAACTTCTATCTGGCAAGGTAATAGTGCAACTAACGGACAATTCCAAGGTTTGTACAACGCATTATCTTCTTCAGTAGTACCTGCTGGTGTTAATTCACCTGTAACTGCATCAGTTTCTGGTTCAATTACATCTGCAAACGTATTAACTGCATTAGATAGCTTATACAACGCTATCCCTCAAACTATCTATGGTAAGGAAGATTTAACTATCTACATCCCTACTAACGTAGCTAAGGCATATCAGCAAGCACTTTCAGGAGGAACAGCTGGAGCAAATGGCTGGAACAATTCTATGAATGTTGGAGAAAAACCTCTTAACTTCCAAGGAATTGAATTAGCATTATGTCCTGGTCTTGCATCTTCTGCTATGGTTGCAGCACAAAAATCTAACTTGTTCTTCGGTACTGGTTTGATGAGTGATTACAATCAGGTTAAAGTGTTAGACATGGAAGACTTAGATGGTTCTCAAAACTTTAGAATCATCATGAGATACACTGCTGATACTGAATTCGGTATCGGTAATGACATCGCAATCTATAAAAACTATTAATATTTGAGTAAGTAATAGGGAGATTAACCATATCTCCCTTTACTCATAATAGTTTCAGACAAAAAATTAAAAACTAAAAACTTAATCAAAATGCCTTGTAATTTAACATTAGGACGTAACGAAGTTTGTAAGGAATCAGTAGGTGGATTGGCTGGCGTTTACTTTGTAAACTGGACCGGTTCTTTATCAGCTGCAACAAATGGTGTAAGTGATGATTTAATTGAATCATTACCTGCAGGCCTTACAGCTTACTACTACGAACTTAAAGGAACGAGTGCATATACTGAAACTGTGAACTCATCAAGAGAAAATGGTACTACCTTCTTTAATCAGGAGTTAGTATTAAACTTGAAGAAGTTGACAAATGAGATGACCACTCAATTAAAATTAATGGCTTATGGAAGACCTCAAATCTTTGTACACACTATGAATGGAGATACTCTATTAGTAGGACAAAGAGAGGGAGCAGATGTAACTGCAGGTACTCTACAAACAGGAGCAGCATTAGGTGACCTTTATGGTTATTCTATTACTTTCACTGGTATGGAGCAATACCCTGCATCATTTATCTCAGGTTCAACATTCGGTAACCCATTCGGTTCAGTTACTAATCCGCCTACAATCGTAAACGGAACTAACTAATCAGTATATCGCTTAAAATATTAAAGAGAGGACTCAGTTCTCTCTTTTTTTATGCTACTTCACTATATTGTTAGATAAGTTTGTTAAATGAATAGATAAAAACAATATAAAGACAACATAATGCTAGCTTATTACATTTCAGGAAGCAATTATTACACTTTTAGAACAGAACCAACGGCATCATCAAACCTTGTATTACAATTGCAAGATATGTTGACATTGCAAAATACATCAGCATCAGTTAGTTCTTCTACAAGACCTTACACATACGATGCTTATGAAAGTAAATTAAATTGGACTGCATCTTTAGTATCGGCATCGGTAGGTGACCAATATAGAGCATACATAACTGATGGAACATCTTCTATTTGGCATGGTTCTATTTCAGTATTCGCATCTCAATCAGTAGAGAAGTTTGAATACCAATCACAATTAGGAGTTGAAGAAAGATACATAAGTAATCTAACACAGAACGAATACATAATAATGGAATAATATGAAACAAAGTACGAATTTTTCGGTTGTAAACCTATCACAGCAAGATATACCTATCGTAATTGAAGATACAAAAACACGTTACCAATGGGTACCTGTTGGTATTATAGGGCCTGATGATTACTTCCAAAACATAACGGATAGTTACACAACATCAACAACTAACGCAGCTTGCGTTGAGGGAATAGCAGATTTAATATTTGGTAAAGGATTGTACTCTAAAGATGAGGCTTTCCAAACTGTATTAGATAAATTGATTCCGCAAGAAGAAATCAAAAGAGCTATCTTTGATTTGAAACTATATGGTAATGCTTGTTTCCAAGTATATTGGGATGATGCACATACTAAGATTGTTAAATTATATCATATTCCAGTTCAAACAATTCGTGCTGAAAAGATATACGATAATCCTAAGATAGAAAATTATTTCTATTGTATAGATTGGAATGACCAAAAAGCACAAAGAAACAAAAAGAAGATTCCTGCATTTGGTTGTTCAAATGAAAAGATGGAATTACTTTATATTAAGAATTATTCACCAGGTAAATACTACTACTCACTTCCTGATTGGATGAGTGCATTACAATTTGCTTATGTAGAAGCTGAATTATCAAACTTACATCTTAATAACATTGAGAATGGATTCATGCCATTGGTAATGATTAATATGAATAATGGTATTCCAGCACCTGAAGAAAGACAAACAATAGAATCAATGATTGAATCTAAATTTACAGGCACTAGAAACGCTGGTAGATTTATGATTTCATTTAACGATGATGCTGATAGAAGACCTACCTTAGATACAATCAACATAGATAATTTGCATGACAAGTACAAATATGTTGCTGAGTACGCACAGGATAGAATATTAGTTGGACATAGAATTACTTCTCCTCTTTTATTTGGTATTCGTACACAGGCAAATGGTTTTAGTTCTCAGTCAGAAGAAATGAAAACGGCTTATTCTATTTTACAAACAATGACTATTAATCCTTTTCAAAATTTAATTATAAACTTCTTAACAACTGCACTAAGTGAAGGTGGATATGAAGAAACTGAATTATACTTTGAGCAATTAACTCCATTGGCTATTTTGTCTGAAACTGCTGAAGAAACAGGACAAACAACCGAACAGGTGCAAGATGATATTAATGAAGAAGGTGAGAACCCAGCAGCAGTAGATGATAAAGGTGCAGTAGATGATACAATCAATGATGAAAGAATTATGATGGGAACACCACAATTTGTTAAAACATATTCAAACTAAAAATTAAATACAATGGCATACGCTTTATTTGTAAGTAGAAACGATATTATTAAGAACTCACCATTACAGGGTTCTATTGATGCTGATAGATTATTACCTTTTGTAAGAACAGCGCAAGACAAATACATGCTTAACTTGTTAGGTACTGTATTGTTTTATTTCTTACAAGGACATATTGAGAACAATACTGTGAGTACATTATCTCCTTATTATCAGGATTTAATCAATGACCACATCAAACCTACCCTAATATGGTACTCCTGCGTTGAATACATCCCTTTCTCTGGTATCCAATTCAAAAGTGAAGGTGCTGTTAAACATCAGTCAGAAGTATCCGTTTCACCGGGTAAGAATGAGATTGATTACCTATTGCAGAAAGCATTGAATTCAGCAGATTTCTACGCAACTCGTTTACAAAATTACTTAGTAGCTTATTCTAACCAAATACCACAATATCTTGAGAGTGTTGGAAACCTTACACAGGTTTACCCTGATTTCACTAATCAATACTTTGGCGGTATCCAATTATAAATTTTATGGGAAATGTAGTTCAAAATACTGGTGTAAACTATTCGTTATATTATAACGTATTGGAATACTTCAAAACAATAATGGATAACCATCCATCTATTGATGCTGTAACGCAGGGTAGTATCTTTGAAATAGATACTGATGAATTTCCATCATATCCAATTGGTAACATTTTAATTAATGCTACACGATTTGAAGATTCACAAACAATTTATACTTGTCAACTTACAATTGCTGACAAAGTTAAATTAAAAAATAATGAATCAACAGGAAAATACAATAAAGATGTAATTCCATTCTATCGTAATAATGATGCAGTTGATATTCATGCAAATACATTAGCTATCCTTAACGATTTACTTTCATACACACAATACGCTGTTAATAACTTTGATATAGATGGTGGGATTGATTGCCAAGCATTTGCCGATACATTTGATAATGGATTAGCTGGATGGGTAGCTACATTTGATTTAACTACGCATAATGCTAGACCAAGATGTATGTATGATTTATATCCATTCTAATGAAAGAATTTAGACAAGTTGCCGAATCGTTTAGAACCCTAGCTAAAACTTATATGATTAACAGGCCTAAACCTGCTTATAAGACCGGTAATTTAATGAATACAGTTTATTCATACAATACTCCGGATAGAATGCTTAGGTCTACAAAGACTAAGAAGGGTAATAAAATTAAGATAGAAACACCAAAAGTATTTATTACTTTGGATTATGCTCCTCCTGGTGCAGAATATGGTAAGTTTGTAGAGGATGGTACTGTATATATGAAGAAAAGACCATTTGCTGAAGAAGCTGCTAATGACCCTTTATTAAAGAGACAGATAGATAACGCAGTTAATGGTATAGTACAAACTACCATAATGAATGCAGTAGATATAGCATTTAAGAGAGCATTTAGAAGGTTACCATCGTAACCATCCAATACAAAATCGTTTTTGTTGGTTAAAAGATAAAAGATTACTATGGCTTTGAATATAACTCAATATCCAGCAACCGCATCTTTGGCACAATCGCCTATGGCATTTACTGTGTTTGAGAATACAGGTGTTGTATATAGTTCATCATTTCAGTATTATGCTGATTTATACTATTGGACGGGTTCTGCAGCTGGACAGCCTGCGGTACCTGAATATACTCTAACAAAGTATCCAAATGATTCCCTACGTGGAATATTTGATGTTAGTAGAATAATGAATTCTACACTTACTGATTTAGCATTTGCTAATAGTTCAAATGTTAAATACTATACTGTAGATTTTTATTGGCAGTATTTAGGTACAGGTGGTTATGTATCAGGTTCTCACGTAACAACAGGGTTATATAAAGCATTAGATGGATACGCTATATTTCAAGAACCAATCAATCAACAAATTGTATCTAAATCAGTCCATTGGCCTATAATGAGTGATGGTCCTGTATCTCAATCTTTTTTAGATGATACTAACGGATGGATGACAGTTTATACTGGTACTACTGGAGCACCTCAACCAACCCGAATGGTTTATTCAGGTTCGTTAGGTAATGCTTCAATTAACGTAAGTAGCTCAATATCATCTTCACAACAAACACAATATTTTCCTATTGGACCTTTGTGTAGTGATTTCCCATTAAACGTATTAACTGACACATTTAGTGTACAGGCATACAATGGTTCAACACCATTAGGTTCTTCAATTAACTTTACAGATGTTTGTTTACAAAAGTATCCAAATGTTAGAATCAAATGGAAAAATAGATACGGACAATTTGATTACTATAATTTCTTATTAGTTAATAGGCAATCATTCCAATCTACAAAGAGAACATATCAACCACAATTAGGAACATGGCAAAGTACTGGATTATCTTATCAAAATTATGATAGTTCTAACTTAAATTATTTGTCAGACAGTAAACAAACATTAAGTGTAAACTCTGACTATATGGATGAAGATTACAACAATATATTAAAACAATTGTTAGTAGCAGATGAAATCTATTGGGTATATGAGCAAAACTCAACAACTGAAACTGTTAGACCAATTACAATTAGAACTGATTCAGTTACATTCAAAACAGGTGTAAACGATAAATTAGTTCAATACCAATTTGATTTTGATTGGGGACAATCTTATAAATTAATTATATAATGGGAGTAGTTACAACGCAAGGTTTTATTTTCAAACTAGTGGCAAATGGTGAAATCCTAGACCTTTTTGCTGACGAAGAAATAAAGTTATCGGACAATGTTACAGGTCTTTTTGACTTGGGTGTTATTCCGGCTGATTTTTCTCGTCAGATTTCTTTGCCTGGTTCAAAAAAGAATAATGCATTCTTTGAGCATGTGTATGATATATCAGTATTTAATCCTGATACATTTGCTACAAATATTAAAGTACCATGTTATTTAGATTTTGATGGTATCTACATTTCGCAAGGATACCTACAATTAAATAAAGTAAATGTAATAGCTAATAAGTTTATTGATTCATACGAAGTAACTATCTTTGGAGCAATATCTTCTTTTGCTAAAACAATTACAAATACATTCCTAACTCAATTAACAACATTAAACGAATACAACCATACAGCTTCATTTAGTAATATAAGTGCAAGTTGGGCTGGTCAATTATATAATGGTAATATAGTTTATCCATTAGCTGAGTATGGACAAAAGATGAAGTACACATCAGGTGACCCATTCTTTGGTATAGATGATAATGAAGGTGGATTAACAGTTCAGGATTTCAAACCTGCTATTCGTATGAAAGCAGTATGGGATGCTATATTTGATTATTCTGGATACACTTATACAGGCTCATTCTTTAATGAACCATTTTTAGATGATGTTTATTTAGTTTGTAATAGAGCATTAAGATACCCTGTTTTTGATAATGTTGATTTAGAAAACTATGGTGTTATTTCAATTGCACCATTGTCTGGAAGTGGACAAACTGATTTGAATATTCCGCAACTTACTGCAACTAATTTACCTTGGTATAGTGTAACAAGAGACCCTAGTGGTGTTGTTGGACAAAACTCATCTTATACATTAGATGTTACTTCATCATTAAAAGGTGTATTAACATTAGAAGTAAAATTATCAGGTTCTTTAGGTGGACCTGTTACTGAATTTATTGTTAGAGATACTGGTTCATTAACACAACAATCATTAACTACATTAGTAAATTTTAATCAATTCTTTGAACAAAATACTTACGCAATGTTTGCTGAAGGTGCTAATGGACAAAATAAAACATATACAGTTTCAACTGAATTTACAACTGCTAGATTGGACCCTGGTACTTATTATTTTGGAATACAATGGAGAGATATATTTTCAGCACCTTATAACAACTTTACATTTGTATTAGACCCTAATGGTAAACCAAAATCATCATTACAAATTACAAAAGTACAACAGGCAGCTGATGAAAGGATTATGAATATTCCATTGAATATGCCATTTGGAACTAATGGTATTAAGTTAATTGATTTTATTAAAGGAGTTCAAAAGAAATATAATTTGGTAATATATCCATCTAAAACTAAAAGGAATGAATTTATTGTTGAAACATTTAACAATTGGTATCAGGCTGGAGAGATAAAAGATTTTAACAAATACATAAACTTAGATGAAAAGATAGAAGTAATTCCTGCTAACAATCTTGCGGTGAATGAACTTAATTTTGGTGATACATTAGACCAGGATTATATCTCACAACAATTTAGTAAAGCAGCAAATAGAGAATACTCAAAACAATACTATACGGATACTGAAAACTTCTTCTCACAGGGTAAGTTTGAAGTTAAAACAACATTAGCAAGTTCACCATTAATACAAATACAGGGAACTGGAGTTTCGGGTTCAGTAGTTGGAGTTAATCCAACACCACCTTCATACAATTGGAGTATTGGATATTCTGGATTTGGAAGTTCTTATCAAGCTTGTACGGATACCTATTACTACCCTGGTATTGTATATAGTGCAGAACAATCTCCATACACAGTTACTTATTTCTATTTAGACCAAGAATTAACATTACCATTTAATGGTGGAAATAACTTTTGGAAATTTTATAGACCGTCTGAAGGACCTACTTCTTATGTGGCACAAATAGGAAGTTTAGGATACAACTATGTAACATCAAATTGTTAAAATAAATTATATGTCACAAATTATACCAATATATGTTCCAACTTACATTAGTTCAGTAGATTTTCAACCGGCTAGAGTTTTACCACGTTTATTATTTTATAATGGACAAATAGATTGTGAAAGATTTTATGTTTTAGATGAGAATAATGCTGGAAATGAAGTTAAACAGTTTCCTTATTTTGATAACTATAATACAATTGGTACTAATCAGTTTCCTACAACAGGTTCTAACTCCCTTCTATTTTATAATGAAGCAGCTGTGTATGGTGAAGTACCTTTTGATTCATTATATTCTTCATATTGGCAAACTTATGTAGAATTGTTATATAACCCACGCACTAGATTGTTGAACGCTTCAGCAATCATTCCATTAGCAGATTATTTTAAGATGGAATTAAATGATGTAGTACAATTTAGAGGTAACTATTATCACTTACGTGCAATTAACGATTATTCTTTGAAAAATGGAGAATGTAAAATACAATTGCTTGGTCCTATATTACCTGATGCGTTACCATTTGCTCAACCTGTTGTACCAACAACAACAACCACAAGTACAACTTCTACTACTAGTACCACAACCAGTACTACTACAACTTCTACTACAACTTCAACAACTACTACAACCTCTGGCGGTGCTACATTAGCATGGAGTTATAGTGAAACAGGTGGAGCTAATGGATATATGGATTTGTATGTAAATGGTTCAGTTGTTGAAAGCAGAAGTAATACAGCAAATGGAACATATACTGTTTACTCTGGTGATGTAATAAATGTTGAAGTAAATTGCCAACAATGTGGAGAACCTGATAATTACGCAAATGCATATTGTACAGGTATTATAACGGATGCAGATTGTAATTCAGGTGGCATAGCAAATATATTTACTGCAATTTACACAGTACAACCTGGTGATATTGGAACTACACTTCATTTAGATACATTTGCATCTTGTGATGGAGGATGTTTATAAAAATAAAATGTTATGCAACAAACACGATTTATATGTGCTCAACCAGCTAACGATTACTATCGTTGGCAAATAGAAGTACTAATTAATAACTTCATTAAGCATGGAGTAAACCCAAATCAAATTGATATATTGGGTGCAATAAACAATGGACATGTACCTGATGATTGGAAGAAATTACAATCTCATTACAATACCGTTCGTTTCTTTTTCTATGAGGATACTAGAGAAGATTACTCTTATATCCCATCAATCTATTTTAACTTAATGAAACAACATCTTAAAGCATATCCTGCTTTGAAAGATGAATGGTTATTTTTACATGATAGTGATATTGTATTTACTCGTCCGCCTGAATTAAATTGGGGAAGAAATCCAAACACATGGTATATGAGTGATACAAATTCATACATTAATTGGGATTACATACAGCAAAAAGGAAATCACATATATGAGGATATGTGTGAGATAATTGGTATAGATAAACAAATACCTAAGCTAATGAATAATCATTCAGGAGGAGCTCAGTATTTGATTAAGGGAGAGGGATTTGAATTTTGGGATAAAGTAGAAAAAGATGCAATTAAAATGTATGCATACTTTTGTTCAACAGAACACTTACATGTAATGAAAGCAGATTGGGATTATCCAATTCAAAAGTGGACTGCAGGTATGTGGAGTTTATTATGGAACGCATGGTTGTTTGGACATCCTACGCAAGTGGATGAAAGAATGGCATTTGGATGGAGTACTGATAATGTAAGTTCAGTTGAGAAGTATTGGATATTACATAATGCAGGCGTAATGGATGCTAATAGTGGAATGTTTCATAAAGCATCTTACATTAATAGATTACCATATAGTGATGAATTAATAGTAGATGAGAATAAAGCAGGTACATACTATTGGGAGCAAGTAAAAGAAACAGCTAAAAAAACAATATTGTTATGAGTGTAAAAGAAAAGTTTACAGAGATTTACGAAAAGAATCTATGGTGTTCACCTGAAAGTGTAAGTGGTGGCGGAAGTGAAATGCAAAATACAAAAGTGATTCGTAGAGAATTACCTGTGCTATTACAAAAGTTTGGTATCACATCTATTTTAGATATTCCTTGCGGAGACTGGAACTGGATGAAAGATGTAGATTTATGTGGCGCTTCTTATATAGGAGCAGATATAGTAGACCCATTGATAGGATTAAACAAAGCAAATTATCCGCATACCGATTTTAGGGTGCT